ATTCCCAGCCGCCAAGGACGTGAGATTCGCCCCACTCAGGTCATCGATGATAGTGGACGACAGGGGGCCGTTAATCCGACCGTCTGTCCCGACCAGCGCCACATCACCCGTCCCAGCGGTAATTCCTCCACCCAGATTAAGGGCGGTCGCGCCGGTCCCGCTAATGGTCAGTCCGGTAAATTGCGGACTATCGCCCGTCCCGACGCCGATACTCGTTCGGAGGTCCGACCCGCTTTCCGCGACGGGGTCCGTGGAGCCATCACCCACAATCATTTCGCCATCAGCCAGCACGGACATGGCGGTAATGGCTCCCGTGCCGCTCCCCAGCAACACCCCCCCGTCCGTCAGGGAGGTGGCCCCCGTGCCCCCATAGGCGACCGTGACCGCCGTGCCGTTCCAAACGCCAGTGGCAATCGTGCCGAGAATGGTGATTGCTGTGGAACTCCCCACATCCAACGTGGTGGGATCGCCAGAGGCGTCTCCAATCAGAATGACGCCATCGCCGAGTACCGCTGTCGCGGTAATGGCCGAGGTGCCACTTCCCAACAAGATCCCGCCGTCCGTGAAGGTGGCCGCGCCCGTGCCTCCTCGATTTACAGCTAACGTCCCGGTGGCGTTCGCCGCGGCGAGGTAATACGCGCCTTCCTGCCCGTCCAACAGGTCCGCATCAAGATTCGCGACCACCGCCGACCCAGAGACCACCGCAAACGGCGCATTGGGATCGCGGTCAAAGGTGTGGAGGCCGGTGATGGTATAGGCGTTCTCCTCGGTGACAACAGTGTTGCCAGAGAGGTCCGCATCGGTGTTAGCAACTTGGATATCAGCCATTTAGTCGGAGCCCCTTCGACGACGCCGCCACGGTCCAGGAGACCGCCAACTACCAGGAACTACCGGGCCTCCTGTCATTCCGCCGCCCCATCGGGGCTGACGCAATGGGAATTGCCGGTTGGGAAATCCGGGCATTCGCCACAGCGCATTGGGATTCACGGCCCCTACGCTCTCTGGGATGATGCTCCTCAAATGCATCGGAAGCGCCCCGGGCTGGTCTACTGGACGTCGATCCAACGGTCCCGCACCGGGTGTCGCGCCCTCTTGTCGTCTACGGAGCCGCTCTGTGGCTGGATCTACGGCTCGACCTCGACGTCGCGCCCAGGCTGTATCTTGCTTGAGTTGCTCTATATGGGCCGGATTAGGGCGTCTCTCCCAGCCTTGCTGGTCCCGGGGAACTCTCGGACCAGAACGCGGCGTCGCGTAGACATCATCCCGCAGCCGCCAGTCGAGGAAGTACTCTCCTGGTCGCCCCGTCGATTCCGCGTGCACGGTCCGCGTGGGATCCCCCAGGCGCGTGGGACGATCCGACCCACCTTGAATACTTCGCGCCTCTCGATTGAACCCTCGGTTGGTGCGGCTAATACCGCCGCCGGGCAAGTGCTCTCCAATATCTGTGATGGAGTTGACGCGTGAGCCAATTACGTCTGCGGGCGGTGATGTCGGCAATCGACGCAGGATGGCATCATAGAGATCCCCGACTGCCGTATCATCCAATGCTCGTAAAATCTTATCCCACCGACGGCCCACCTGCGATGCAAGACGACCACTCCCTGGAATCGGAAGCCCGAACTCAAGCGCGAAATCCAAGGGGGTCTGCGGGATCATCTCACCGATGATGCCTGTAAGGCCCAGGAGGGCATCATCAACGTCCTCCATGACGCCCCCCAAGGGAAATCCGCCCCCGGTCACCACAGATGGCGTTAAGACGTCCACCAAGGTTGGATAAGTGCGCCGCCGGACTGCTGTCTCTGTCTTCTCAGCCATTTACGCCTCGATGTAGACCAGTACCCCGTCCACCGATTGCGCCCCGCCGAGTTCCATATTCAGTAAGGTGCTATCGGAGGTCTCGAACCACCCGACCGGGTTAAAGGGGAACACGAGCGTCTGGCCCGCCGTGGGACCCATCTGCCCAGTCAGGGCCGTGCCGCCCGCGCCGTCCTCAAAGCGAATTGTCACCGCCGTGCCGGTCATCGTGGCGACAAGGGCCAAGACACGGATCTTCTTCCCGGTCACCGCCGCCACCAGCGTGTTATCCCCACTGGACGCATCATCAATAACTGCCCGCTTCACGAGCTGCACGTCCCGGGTGTCTTGAAAATCAACCTGCTTCGCCATCACGCCTCCCTAGGTCGAGTGGTAATACCGATAGTCATACCCTGGTGCCCGGTCGCGGTTAAAGCGTCCAAGCAGTTCGATGCAGGGCGTGAAGATTTCCACCCCCACCGCCGAGACGGACTGGGCATCATCATCCTTCCCGATACGGAGCAACTTCACGGCGTAATCCGCGACCGCCGTGATCGCGATATCGGGATAGGCGAACGTCCCCGACGCCGTGATGTCGTCAGCCGCGACAAGCCCGTAATAGCGCACTGAATGCGTGGCGTCGGGCAGCGGCCCCCAGTAAATATTGCGCCCATTGGTGGAGTAGCGTCGGGGCTTACCCGTGGACGTGGTATCGAGCTGCACGCCGGAATCGGTTAGCTGTGCGCCATTTTGGTCGCCGATATAACCCACCCATTCCAGATCCCACGCGGGGCGACTTGTAGAGGCGTTGAGGTATTGCAACCGGTCGACGCGGATCAACCCGGATGGGAAGGTGGTGGTCTCGGTATCCGCCGTGGTTGTGACCGTGCCGGTCGAGGAGAGGAAACTGTTGGGCTGGAGGGCCAGCAGCGACTCCAGGTAGTCCTGGGCGGCATTGACGGCCCGAAGGGCGAGGGTAACACCGGATTCACCGGACTGGAGCTGTAGCCCCCGATCAAGCGCCTCCATCAGGTTGAGGATGGTCTGCCCGGTCGCCATGATGCTTAGTCTCCTGCATGATGTCGGACGAACTTACTGCCATTGGACGACCCGCGCATACTGACCTGAATCTTGGTGTGGTCCCAATGTTCGGACCCCACATCCTCCAAAACATGCTCTCGTTCGGCGTCAGCGTCCTCCCGCTCACGCTGGGCTTCCCGCTCGACTCGCGCCCAATAGGCTTTTCCCGATCCCCACTTGAATCCGCTCTGCTCATAGACGGCGGCAAAGGTCCGGGCGTCCAAGGGCACATACCCCCCGGCGGAGGTTTCAACGACGAACAGGAGTAGCCACCCCGGACAGAGATGATGGGCGATGCGCGGGCGGCGATACCAGACGAGCCAGCGTTCCCGCACCGGGTGCCACGTCACATCGAGGTCGGGATGCACGGCCCGCAGGTCGCCACGGAAGGGCTGCGGTGCAAACCGCACCCCAAAGCGATTCGGATGCCAATATTTGAGCTCCGTCTCAATCGGGGGCGTCATCGTCATCCAAAGACCTTGACTCCGAACTCCTGCACACGGACATCCTTGCTCGTCTTGCAATGCCGCGCCATTCGCGCCCGTGCCAAGTTATACGCCTGCCGGGAGTCCACATTCCATGACGTGGAATAGCCATCGATGGGACATTGCATGGTGCCCTTCTCGGCGTCCTCGACGCAGGCATCGGGAATCGGTTCCTCCTTCTTGACCCATGGGGCTGAGAAGGCTTCCGGGATGATATCGACCAATGGAACCGCAAAGCGTTTTCGTTCGCCATTCTCGGCGAAATAGGTCGAGACCTTGCCAGAATCCGAACCGATTCCGCTTCGATGGGGGCGTCCCTTGCCGTCCCACGCGTGCATGGACGGCAGCGCCGGCGCCCCGCGCTTCGCCATGTCCTTCCACTTGGCGCGTTCAGTCAGGTAGCACGTCATGGAGGCGGCAATCTTCTCGAGACCGACCCATTTGACGCCCTGATGCTCCTCGAGCTGCGCGAGTTCGTAGATCCGCCCCAATCCCGACTGCACCGCTGCCGGATTCACGCCGGTCGGCAGGGGGTGCTGCATCACCGCCAGTGGTGATTCACCCAGGTGCTTCAAGAAGAACTCATTCTCCTCAAGGGAGTAGGTCGCCGGATCGAACTCTTCAACCGTCTTCATGCGCCTCCTTAGTAACTGGAATTATTCCGAATCGGCTTCAAGATCACGCTCACGCTGCTCTCGAGATTCGTGACAGTCCCCGTA